GACGCTGAAATTGCGAAGATGAAGCTACAGATGCAGCAGATGCAGGCACAAGCAGACTTCGCACTCAAATCGGACAAGATGGACCTCCAAGAGAGCCAGCAAGAGCACAAAGAATACGTCAACCTCCAAGAACTTGAGATTGCGCGTAGTGCTGAAGATGTCCGAGCAATCGCAAGCCCTAACGGGTAACTCAACAGGATAGCATATGCCTACACAAGAAGAGCAACTTGTGGTGGCTGGAGATGAAGCGGAGGCGCTACTTGGTGCCTCTGCATTCACTTCTGTCATCAACGAACTTGTCGAGCAGACCTTCCAAACCTTTGTCAACACATCGCCAGAGGACCGGGAGAAACGTGAGCAAACCTACAGCCACTATCGCGCATTAGTCGACGTGGTGAACACACTTAAACAGCGAGTGGAAGTGCGTAATAGCATCCACGAAGCAGCAAATGGCGACAACAGCCAAGAGGACCAGTAGCACCATGAATAACGTGCAAGATACTAACTCTGAGCCCCGCGCATTCGATATAGATGACGCGGCTGATGCAATCTTAGGACGGTGGGATGACGGTGAAGACCTATCAGAACCCGAAGACGAAGATGCGACATCCGAAGACATCGACGAGACAGATGTTGACGCGGATGATACTGAAGAAACCGAAGTCGAAGATGAAGACGATGAGGAACTAGAAGACCCTGACGCTGATGAGGCTGAAGATGAAGAAGAGGACGATGAGGAAGAGGAAGACGATGAGCCACAGCTCGTGTCTGACGAAAGCCTTGTGGAAATCTCCGTCAACGGTGAACAGCAGCAGGTATCTGTAAAAGAACTCAAACGTCTATTCGGACAAGAGGCATCTTTAACCAAAAAGTCTCAAGATTTAGCAACTCAGCGGAAAGCAGCAGAACAACAGTTTGCTCAAGCGCAGTTGTCATACCAAAAACTCTTAGAACGTGCAGAAGAGCGGTACAAACCGTACACCGACATCGACATGCTGGTGGCCTCACGGCAGATGGACCCAGAGACATTTGCCCAGTTTAGACAGGATGCACGTCAAGCCGAAGACGACCTCAAGTTCCTCAAAGAGGAAAGCGGTAGTCTTATGTCCGAAATGCAGCAGCAGAACCAAGCTACAGTACAAGCAGCAGCTCAAGAGTGCGTAAAGGTACTCCAAGAAAACCTGCCTGACTGGGGTGACGAGCTTTATAGCGACATTCGTCAATACGCTGTGCAATCGGGTTTGCCTCAAGAACAGGTGGATCAATACACTGACCCTAGTGTCATCATGTTGATCAACAAAGCACGTCTTTATGATCAGTCAAAGCAGGCTGCTAAAACCAAGAAAGCAGCAGCTAAAGTGACTAAATCAAAAGGCAGCAAGACAAAGGTCTTGAGTTCTAAGAAGTCCCCACCAACCAAAACTGATGTGAGAACACAGAAGCGCCAAGCTGCGCAACAAAAGCTGCGTTCAAACCCACGTTACGGTGGCGACATAGATGACATTGCCGATGCCTTAATGGCCCGTTGGGAAGACTAACCACAATCTTGCCTAACAAATTGTAAGGATACAAAAATGGCTACTTATACTACATATGATCAGGTCGGGAAGAAAGAAAGCGTTGCAGATATTATCTCTGACATTACACCTTTCGATACGCCAGCGTTCACCATGTTCAAGAACGAGAAAGTTACAGCTCGTACCTTCTCATGGCTCGAAGACAGTCTTGCCTCAGCGGGTTCAAACGCTGCGGTAGAGGGCGCAGACGCAACTATGGCAACTCTGATTGATGCCGTAGAGCGCACTAACAACACCCAAATCTTGACCAAAGGCTTCCAAGTATCTGCAACAGCAGACGCTATCGGCACCTATGGCCGAGCCAAGGAAACAGCCCACCAGCTTGCAAAAGCGCTCAAAGAAATTAAGCGCGATGCAGAATACGCCATGGTTGGTGTAGACCAAGCTGCTGTTGCTGGTTCTGGTGGTGTTGCACGTCAGATGGCATCCGTGATCAACCAGATCACTACAGCTGTAGATGCTGGTGCAAACGCTACTGATGCGTTGACTGAAGCCAAGTTGCTTGAAGCTGGTGAAACAGCATACAACAACGGCTCAGACGTTGACACTCTGATGATCAAGCCCGGTGACGCACAAATCGTTGCTGGCTTCTCAGCATCTGCTGGTCGCAACCGTGAGATTGCTCAAGGTAAGACATTGGTCAATGCTATTGATCTATATGTGTCTCCATATGGCGAATACCGTGTTGTGCTCAACCGTCACCTCAAGACAGACACAGCGCTGCTGATTGACCCGTCCATGTTCAAGACATGCACATTGCGTCCATTCACACGCACACTCCTAGCGAAAAATGGCGACTCAGACCGCCACCACATCGTCGGCGAGATGTCCGTCAAGCACACTAACTTTGGCGATTCCGTGAAGATCACAGGCTTGTCATAAGAACACTTTAGACTTCGGTCTTTAGTTAAGGCTCACCCTTAGAACACATAGGTTTTGCTCTCCTTACTGTGTGCCTTTGGGTGGGCCTTTTTATTGTGGAATTGAAGGAGACCAAAGGGGCTCCCAGTGACCACAAAGTTAATCCAATCGAATACTGACTTCATCCACGAAAGTGACGCTTTAGTCAGAAAGCATACTCAGAATATCACCCAAGCATTCCTAGACGACCTCAAAGACGCTCGTAACGAAAGTACATCGAAGCCTATGGGGGAGTTCCACAAGGTTGCATCTATTCCAACAGTAGTGGCTGAGAAGTGGCTGCGTGAAGGGTTCAATATGTGGGAAGCCACAGGACAAGAGATCATCAAGCGCCTTCAGTCTGAGGACTTAGGGATGTTCATGGCAACCGACAGAAAGGTCTAACAGATGGCTTATAAAACCAAAGGCAAGTTCACGCCCTGCAAGGGATGCAAGACACCAATGACATGCAGCAAATTCGGATGTCAAAAGGAGGCTAACAGCTGATGGGCCTCTACTCCAACATCCACAAACGCAGAGAGAGCGGCAAGCCTATGCGTAAGAAGGGTGCCAAAGGCGCACCCACTGATGCTGCTTTTGCCAAAGCTAAACTCACAGCCAAGAAGCCAAAGGCTAAGAAGAGGACCACCTAAATGAACAAAGGTCAAATTAGAAGCCACTTTAAGGCTCTACTAAACCGCAGCGACTGTAGCGATGCTTTGGCCGATACCTTCATCGATCAGGCCCTCACTCGCATCCAGCGTGTACTGCGCATCCCAAGCATGGAGAAGCAGCAGTCCTACTCAATTACTTCTGGTGTTGCTATCTCACAGGTAGTCATACCATCGAACCTACTAGAGATCATTGACCTCCAGTATGATGGTGTTTCCCTTCTGAGAGTGCCTTTACATGAGATGGCAGCAGCCCAGAAGACAGGAGCTACTGGCAGTCCTGTGTACTTCAGTCGAGAGCGTGAGGTCATCAAGGTCTCACCAAACCCATCCTCTGGTATCATCTACCTCAACTACTACGGAGAGTTCGATGAGTTGACTGATGACACCTCCACTAACGTCATCACTAACATTGCATCTGACCTCCTGACTTACACGGCTCTAAGCTATGCCTCTGATTACTTCCTTGATGAGCGTGGTCCTCTGTTTGACACAAAGTCAGGCCAGTTTCTCCTTGAGCTACAAGACCAAGCGAACTCCGCTGAGACCTCTGGCATGGCTCAAGTCATGCGTCCAACTTCTACCTACACAGATTGAGGTAAACCATGGCATCATCATCATTCTACAGCGGCACTGGCGTTACACCTGACAACACAGATGTTGATCCAGTTGCACCTAGTAACATAACGGCAATCGAAGACAGCAAGAACGCAGCGGCCCTCTCTGAAGCTGCTGCTGCTGCCTCTGCCGCTGCCGCTGCAACCTCCGCATCCTCCATAAC